GCACTCCTGACCCTTCCAGCGCATCAAGTGTCGCCAGAAGGCATTTACGGGGGATTGCGAGGCATCCCGATGCGAACATGGTGATGGGCACCAGCTCCGCTGCGCACTCAGCGTCATTCACCTGATGTTTGAGGGCCTGCAGGTGCTCCGCCTTGGGACGCAGGGCTGGCCTGGCGGGCAGTGAGCGGCATGAGTAGGGGATGCACACGGTTGCCTGATGCTGATGGGCCAGCTCTGCCATGCGGATGACGTCGGCCGCGGTGAACTCAATGTCGTGGTCCAGTTGAATCCAGACGTCCTTGCCGCTGTCGAGGAACCACTTGGTCGCACGGCAACGGCTGCGGGATATCAGGGCATCCTCCCGGATGGTGCGCAGGTCGGTCTGCCTGTCTGAACGGGCGAACGTGGCCGTCAGGTCTACCCAGGACATCATGCAGGCTGCGCTGATGCCACCGTAGGCGTACAGCGAGACATGGATGGACGGCCTAGTGCCTGCCTGGGTTACTGCTTGGACCTTGCTGGTCGGCTGCGGTGCGTAAATGAATGGATCTTCCATCTGCGGGGATTCTGCCTTGGTTGCGTTCATGGTACAATGTCCTTCCGTTGGGTTGCGAGGTAGAGTTCATGGCCCTTGCTGATTAGGTAGACCACGCTGCCTCGGGGCACTTGGCAGGCTGTGGCGACGTCGTTGAGAGACAGGCCGCGGTCACGCAGGTCGTAGGCCTTGCGTGCCATGTCCGGCGTGTGGCGCTGCTCGGTGACTTCCGGCTCATCCTGCATGACCGGGGCTGGCGTGCCGTCCTCCTTGAACGCCATGTCCTTGGGGTACGACAGCCAGCCACGCTGCACGCCTATCTTCACAAGGTGCGGTGCCTCCATCAATAGTTTGGTTGTGTTTGTTACTATCATAACAGTGATATGTCTAATGGTGTTGCGGGCAAGTGCTGCCTACCCTTGCCGCTTTTATCTCCTATAAGCTGAAATATGCGTTGTCTATGTGCTTTGCCACTGGCGCCGGGGTGGATAACGCAACCAAACCTCCCGTCTGCCTGGATGACGAGATGGTTGCGTTGTTTGTCCCCTCCTTCCTCGGCACAGGCTGGGCATTGCCCGACCAATTTCGAGCCAATTTTACGTAGGCCTACCGCTGTCAAGCACTGTCTAGTGTTTGGGACGGATGGGACGGCATTTTCCAACTTCGTTTCTACTTTGAACACAGTTTTGCTACCTTTACTCATCTTGCACCGAGTTGAGAAGTGCCGTCCTCCGTCCCAAACGCTTGACAACGCTTGACAGCTCAAGCCATTTCCGACGAGGTCAAGACCACTTTCATGTAGCCTCGCGCCTGTTGTTGCTGACCGTCGCTACGGTGAATGTGGTTCGACGGGATGGCCTGGTGTATCTCCAGCATCAGTTCCGCTGCCCGGCGCTGGAAGCGCTTGTCCGGTTCAGGCCCCCATTCCTTGTTGCTGCACATGGCCATATAGGCAGCATACAGCTCCTCGCTAGTAATACTATCCGATGACATACTACTAGCACGGACATGGTTCACAATAAAGTATCTCACACTATCACTTTCGCTCAATAAGTTGTCTATCATACCGCGCTGCCTGTCGCTGACCGGAAACGGCCTACCGGCCTGCATCACCCGGCACAAGTCCTCCGCGCCCTCCAGGAACCAGTTCAATATCCCGCTGCCTTCCCGCTCAATCATCACATCGTGATAGTTGGGGATCACCTTCTCCGGCTTGGGCTGGCTGAAGTCGAGCAGCAGCAGCCGTCTCGACCACGCGCCGAGGTCGCCCTGCACGTTGACCTTCAGCCGGCTATTGGCCGTCACGATGACGTTCCAGTCGCCGACCACGGCCTTGGCACCGCTCTTGCCCTTGAACTCGACGGCCAGCCTGTCGCCGCCGGTCAGCGCCTTCAGGAACTGGCTCTCCTCGCAGGACAGGAAGTCCGGCGGCACATCGCTACCGATCAACAGCGTCCGGTCATGGAAGTTGCCCAGTTCAAACCGGCTGCCCAAGTGATTCGTTCTCAGCTCGCTGCAGTTCTCATCGCCGACCAGCCGCCGCACCAGCCCGGCCACCGTGCTCTTCCCGCCGCCACCGGTTCCGGTCAGCAGCAGAATCACCTGCGGCCTATTTCTCTGCAGCAGCGCTAGGCCGCCCCATCTCTGCAGCAGTACCTGATCCTCGTGCTCGGGCAGCGCATGGTCCAGGAACGCCTGCCATAGACCGCTGCCCGCGCCCTGCACATACCGCACCGGCGTCTGGTTCCTTGACATCCACTCCGGGCCGAATCCGTGCATTGCGTAGGGCACGCTCCTGAGATCCACCATGACATTGCTGCAGTGCACCACGCTGTCCGGCCTGGTAAACGGATTACGCTCCACCTGCAGCGCCCCGATCAGATCGACCACCTGATCCGCGAAGCTCACGGTCAGCCGCGTCAGGAGCGCCGGCAGCCGCGGATCCTCTGTCGATGCCATCTGATCCAACAGAACGCGCCTGGCGGTCTCCAGGACCCGCTGCTGCATCTCCTCGCGGCTCATGGATATCCAAATCCCCCTGTCGCCGGCATACCAGTAGTGCTGCCCGGTCTGAGCATCGAATAACAAGCGCTCCTTGTGCGCCATGTAGCCGGCAAAGAAGGTTGGGTGCAGATTGCCCGTGCCGCTCCTTCCGAACGTCCAGGGCACGCCATGCAGCCGGAGCAACTGCGCCATCTCATCCCTACTGCCCGGCACCGGCCATCCATCGGGCCAACGGATCTGGCTGAACTCCAGCGCCACCGGCGGCCTGTCCACCAGCACGCTATACTCGCACCCGCTCGTGTGCACGCCCTTGACAGTGCTCAAATTACCCGTGCTTCGCCACTCGTACAGCGGCTTGCCCATCATGCGCCCATTGACCTCCACCATCTCGGTCGTGCTGCGCTCCGCGCACGGCTTGGGGTATGACCCCGTGATCCTCACGCCGACCTGAGCGCCCCGCTTGCCCTTCCACCGGGCACTGCCCTGCAGCACCGGATTCACCTTCAGGAACGCCTCCAGACTCCCCTCATCGTCGAAGTCTATCGCACACAGCCCGCCGGAGAACTCCCCCAGCCTCACAGCCACGTTCCCATGCTCGAGCATGACCCGGTAAACATCCCTCTTGGTACTCTCCATGGTCTCCTGAGTGTACTTGACCATCGGAATCTTGGTCCCCGGGTTCTGCGGCACCAGGAACAGCGGCGTGCCCAGCCAGCCCTCGATCTCTTGCGTCGTCATCATACCTCTTCACGCCTTTCAAACCGCAACGCCTCCTCGCTGATGAACCAGCCCTTCGGCCACTCGGTCAGGTAGATCCCGCCTAGCGTCCGCACCCGGCTTAGTGCCACGTAGGCCTGCCCGGGCTCTCGGGCCGCTCGGATATCAATCCTCGCGGCATCCAGAGTCAGCCCCTGCGCCCGGTGAATGGTCATCGCGTAGGCCAATCGGAGCGGGTATTGTTGGACGGTGACCCCCAGACTCTCAAAGAACCATTTGCGCCGGCCCAAGCAAATCTTCTCACCCCGACTCTCGACCACGATATCCCCACCCCGAAACTCCACCACCCGGCCCACCTGCCCATTGTAGAAGCCCTGCTCCGCATCGTTCGCGGTAAACATGACCGCAGCCCCGGGCTTCAACTGCAGCACCCGCGGCGTGCTCATGTTCTTAGTGGCGAACTCCACAGCCTGATCCACACCCTTGACCTCGGCGTCAAACACGGCAATCGGGCCATCGATTGAGCTCAACCGGTAGTTGTTCCACTTGTCCACCTGCACGTTGTGCGTCATCAGCCGGGTAATATGTTCAGGCGGGTTCATCCTGAGCGCACTGCGCAGCAACTGGTTGTCCCGCGGCTTCATCCTGCCCACCCGGAACCCGCTCAACATCTCAATGAAAGGCACGTCATTCTGCCGCCGCACCTTCTCCAGCTTGATCGTCTTGAAGTCGGCCTCCTCCCAAGCCTGACTCAGGAACGCCCAGTCGTAGGGCTTGCTCTGGTCGGTCCTGACCGGCGGCAATTGCAGGAAGTCGCCCAGGAAGATAACCTGTAACCCGCCGAAAGGTCGGCTGTCTTCCCTGATCCGCTTCACCCAGAAGTTCAGGAAGTCGAGGTGCCGGCCGGCCATCATGCTGATCTCGTCGACCACCAGCACCTCGGTGCCCCGCACCCGCTTGCGGGCGCCATGCACTGCCGGGTGGCTCTCCAGCCTCTCAGCAGCCTGCAGGAAGTCCTCGCCATCCTGCGGCCCCAACTGCATCCCGCACCACCTGTGCACGGTGGTCCCGCCTATATTCAGCGCGGCAATGCCTGTCGGGGCCGTCACCGCCACGTCCATTGCTCCCGAATCCAAGAATTGCTTGAGCAGCGTGCTCTTGCCCGTACCAGCCTGGCCGGTCAGGAACACATTCCCTCCGGTGGTGGCCCATGCCATGAACCGGTCCTCCGGTGTCGGATCGAATTCGGCTTCTGCCGGCCAGGTGGTAGTCTCCATATCAGTAGGTCGGGATCAGGATGTCTGCCACCGCTTGTGTGAGCTGGACGTCGCGCAGGCAGTAGTTGATCGCTGCCTCGCGGTCGGTCTGGAAGAGCTCGCTGAACATGGCGCCGTTGCCGGCCTTGTCGCCCAGCCCGAGGTGCCTCGAGATCGCAGCCAGACTCCCGTGCGCCCGGTTGTCACCGAGCTGCCATGACTCGCGCAGGTCGACGATCAGGTCATTCCAGTACCTGCCATTCCTGAGCCAGTACGGCACCGTCACCCGGTGCTTCCAGCTCCTCTTGATCAGAAACGGTAAATCGAACGGCTTCACATTGAATCCGATCAATTGCGGCTTGCGCTCGAAGCTGTCTAACAGCGACCAGAACTGCAGCAGCATGGCCTTCTCGCCATCCGCATCGGCGCAGAGCACCGCGGGCTGCTCATGCTCGACTCGGTAGCCGATGCACAGCACCTGCCCGCTCAGGGCATCCAGTGCTGCGTGCTTGATGTAGTCGCTGACGTGGTTCTCCTCGGCCCGCTGGATTTTCTCCGCGATGATGTCCGGGTTTTTGATGTTGCCCAACTTGACCTGGCTCGCGTCAAACGGTGGGATGACCAACTCCGCAATGGGGAGCGGTCCTGTCTCGATGTCGAAGTAAATACGTGGGTTTGCTGGCATAATACTAAAACGGTTTGGATTGGTAGTTGTGCGTTTGTCAGCGGATGCGCACCCCCCGCTTGTCCATGAGTCCCCAGCAGCAACGGGCTGCCGGGAAAGTTGTCAGATCTGCTTCCCACAGTGCGGGCACAGCTTGGGCGCCTTTGGCTGCTTGATCAGCACCGGAACGCCCAGCCATTCGCAGATCTCGGAGTAGGACTTCCATCCGAATCCGGTCACCGAATGCGGGTGCAGGTGGCCCGATGCGTAAAGGCTAAGGGCCTCGCTCTTATCCTTCACCGCCATCCGGTTGAGGACATTGAATGTCCGGGTGCTAAACGGCCATCCCCACTGCGCCTGAATTGCTTCCTTGGCCTTGGCCGCCATGGAGATCTGGCTGACCCGCTGCTTGCTCAATCCGAGCACCGCACCGATGCGGGTGATTGACTGGCCCTCGGCCCTCATCTGCATCACCTCGGGGATGAGGTGCGCGATCTTGGAGTACTTCTTCTTGGGAGCAGTCATAGACTCAGTAGTTGAGGTCATCCTCTTCCTGCTTAATCTGGGCTTCCTCGTCGGCCTTGAACTTGGCCTGATACCAAACCAGTGCATTGATCAAGCGCTTGTCGTCAGCGGTCTGCTTGACCTCGGCCCGGGCCTTGGGCAGCCAGTGCTCAATCAGGCTCGTGATGCTCTCCTCGGTTAGCTCTCGGAGCTCAATGCCCTTGTGCTTTCCGACGTGCACCTTGACCTTTGACGCATCGTCCGCCGGAGGTTGTCCGCCGCCGGTGGTCTTGCGGAAGCTCGAGTCCCCCGTAGCCGGCGCTGCCTTGCCCTCGGCTCCATCCTTCGCAGGCCGGTCCTGCAGCCGCACCCACAGCCCGCTGGGTGCCAATGCCTCGCCGCTCTTATGGGCCATGATCAACTTGATGTTCGCGTAGGTCTTGCTCCCGTCCGCGCTCTGCTCGTGCCCGATGACCAGGCTGGCCGGCCGCCCGATGAGGCTCTCCAGATCCAGACTCTTGTTCTCCTGGTCGGTCAACTTCCGGCCGAACCAGTCCTTGAGGAACTTGGTCAGCGCCGCCTTCTCATGCAGGCTGGGCACCATGGGCTTGGTGAACACCACCCAGGGCTGCACCGGGTCCCTGCTGTCGTCCTGCAGTTCGATCTCGAAGGCGAGTTTGAACTTCGCCTTCACGCCGTACTCGGTCTCGTACTCCTTCAATGGGGTCACGTCCACGCACACCGCCCGGCCCGAGAACTCGGGGCACGGCGCGAAGTCCTTCTTACCGCCTGTTGCACTGATTATCATGTTATCGTCTTACCTATGTTGTTGTTGTTGTGTTGAATCGAGGCCTGTTTTTCGACCTCGGAAAGTTGCTTTGCCATCCTGGTGTATTGTTCCCAGTACTCGGGCCAGGTTGACTTGATTCTGCGAAGGTTCTGCTCGTCCGCCACCAGTGCCGCGGCACCCAGTTTGCGAACGAAACTCCCACCGTATTCCATCATCGTCTCGATGGTTTTCTTGTCGGTCACTTGCTTCCCTTTCCCTTTTTGCGTGTCCAGAAGCTGGTGAACTCCATCTTTTTAGCCCGTGCCGCCCTGAAGGCAGCACCGACCTCTCCGCGGGCCAGCACCCGCAATCCATCCCCCTCGCGCTGTATTTCCTTGGCTGATTTCATTGCATGATGAAGTCGAAGTTGTTCTGCCTTCTGAGACGATGATCAGGCGGCAGCTCGTGAAGTCTGGTGCTCATGCTCGGAATTTCAGGCCCTCGACCAGGCTGATGCAGGTGTCCAAGATTTCGCGCTGGTGCTGCAGTGCTTCGAGTTTTTGCGCTCGGAGCTCCTCAATCTGCCGCAGTGCCTCGGCTAGGCCGGCCTCAAGTCCGCGGGCGAACTGAGCGGGGCAGACCTCGTTCGCCGGATAGGTGTGCACAACCTCGTCTCGGTTGATAGTGAATGCGACGGCGTCGACCATCGGTGTAGGTGGTTTCATGGTTTTATGAGCAAAAATCCCTGCATTGCTTGATCGCATCGTCTATGGCCTTACGCATCATCGGCCATTCCTCGGGGTTGATGCTGACTTTACCATGGCCATCAGCGGATTGGCTTACCTCGACGTATTCGCCGCCACCTTCATCGACGATCTCAATGTCGGTGCATTCCATGGAAAGCATATGGTCGTCGGTCGGTGACAGCACCCATTTGATCGGTCGTAGTTTCATCGTCCCTCCATCCACTTCTTGAGGTCTTGCAGTTCTGCCTCCTTGAGTTCCAGTTCCTTGATCCGCTTGTTCGCTCCAGCCAGTTGCCGCTCCAACTGCTTGGCAAAACCGATCTTAACGAACTTATTGAATCCCGCCGTGATGTAGGGCTGTCGGTCTGTGCGCGGGGTTTTGCTGACGACCATTTTGTTGGCGTTAACAAGATGGTTCACTGCTTCTCCTTCTTGATTTTGAACCACTCACCATGCGCGTCACTGATCCTTACTTTCCCAGTTTTCGTGACGTAAATTTGAACCATGTTCCCGCGTTTATGCTTCGGTGTTTCAATAGAAAGCACCACCCATCCTTTCTTTAAATCAGAGCAGCAGCGTTCGATTTTGGCTGCACCCCAATCAAACCCCCAATTTGTCTTTGCGTAATGGATTGCGCTCACGGCTTGGCCTCCTTTTTAGATTGTTTCCATTCTCGCAGAGCGGAATCCACATCCAGTCCACCGATGTGACTTCGATTGTAAAGCAGCCAGATGAAAACCAAGTCTCCCGCATCTTTGAGCTTTTCGATGCTGTCCTCCAGCCGCTTGATGCGCTCGTTTGCCACGTTGAGTTCGCGTTCGAGTTTCAGGCCTTCAGTTAATAGATATGATTCAGTGAAATCTTCCTGTGCCTTACGAAGCGCAAGGTCCATCCTCGGTGTATCGCTCACGGCTTGGCTTCCTTGGCTTTGCGGATTAACTCCTCAACTGGACACGGTTCACCCGATCTGTGCTGATGCTTTTTTCGGTGGTGCAAATGATTGCAGTCCACTACTACACATCCCAACGCCTCCTCCAGCCGCTTGATGCGCTCATTGGCTGCGTTGAGTTCGCGTTCGAGCCTCCTGCACAGCATACCTAGCTCTGCCACGTTGTGCGGAGTGCTGTCTGATATTGGGGTGTCGCTGATCATTTCAGCCCCTCCGCAATCATGGCGTGCTCAAGGATCAGCACAGCGTCCGCGGTCTTCAGCGTAATCGTCAGCCTCGGCTGCCGTTGCTGCGCGATCTGCTTCAGGTGAGCCTTCCACCGGTCGCCGTGCGTGGCCTTGGTGCCTGCCTGGATCGTCTTCTGCCATGTTTGAGGCGGCACCTCTATGGTGCGGATCTTCCGGCTGCTGATCATTCCGTGCAGGAAGCCCACATTGCGCCCGAAGTTAAACATGGCAGACCCGGGAGCGCCCTTTCCGCCCACATATCCGCCCACCTTCTCGATGTAGACCACGTCGGACACACCCAGCCTGTCGAGCACCAGGTCGCGCACATCGGCGTCGGTGGCAGGCATGGCATCCAGCGTCACACCGCTGGGGCCGTAGTGCGCCAGGCCGCCGGACAGGCCCGGGTCAATTGCAAGGATGCGCTTCACTTGGCAGCCTTTCTCAGCCAGGCAGCGATGGCCTTGTCGGCCACGGCCTGCAGTTTGAGGCCGGCGGCGAGGCAGTAGGCCCGGAGTGCTTTGTGTGTTTCGGTGGTCACGTTTATGGTCTTTGGTTTCATTAAATTCAACCTGCGTCTTCAGTTTCACCTTTTGGCATTACGAACATTATTGAATCAACGGAAGCACACGAAGGTTTGCCGTGGCTTTTGTTTAACCAATTGTAAACTTCAATATACGCTCCCAACCCGAAACCTCGAATCTCTGACAATTGCCCAGCGCAATAAACATCAACTAGCTTCCCTACTGTGTTTATGTCATGCGACAATAGGTTGTTTGCTGTTCTTACAGACAATAATGGAAAAATATCAGAAGTAAGTATTCCATCTATCTTTAGTTTCCCATTCTCGCTGGTCCACGTTTTTCTTGTGTGATACCACTTTGTTAGTACTGTTGGTGTGCTCATTTCAAATGCTTTTCAACCTTGTTCCAGTAGGCTTGAGTTGCCGTCTTCTTCTTGTGTCCCTGAGGTCCCGCATTCCATATCCGGGCCTGCTCCTCAGTTGTCTTGCCCTTGCCGTAGTGCTTCAGGTAGGCCTCGCACACAGCCCGGGCCTGCACCCGGTTGGTCATTTGCTGCCACTGGTAGTTGCTGCCGGTGATCCGGTTCACGTCCAGGACAACAGCCTTGTGGATCTGGAGGCAGCCAATGGCTCGGCCTTGGTCGCCAATCGCCAGGTCGTTGTTGCTGCTCTCGACCATTATCAGGGCCGAGATGAGATTGGAGATGGTGGTCATGGTTTGGAGAGTTGTGCGCGTTGGCCAGTCGCGCCCCTGGTGCCGGACTTCCTCACCGGCGGGATGGGCGGTTTGATGGGCACCGCCATGCCCTAAAGTGATCAAAATGCGATGGTGACTCCGCGGTCGATGTTTCTGAAGGCCTCAACCTTTGCAGGACAGGCGACAGTCTTCAGGATGTTCTCAAGAGCCTTCTTGCTGCTGACTTGAGTCAGTTCGCCTCCGGAAGTGATTAGAAACCGAGTTCCCCAAATCCGCTTCACGTCGGAGTTTTTGATCGCATAAGCGACCAGCTCCGTGCAATCGACGTCGAAACATCCATCGGGAGTTTGAACGTAGTTCAGCGTGGTCTTGAATCTCGGATTGGCTGTGTTCGTGTTGCTCATGGTGTTGATCTCGTTGACGTGATCAAGATGAACTAGATCATGCATCCCGTCTACAGAGAAAACCGTTTTTCTGTAGATTTTGAATAAAACCCAATGTTTATGCGGGTCAAACAGGGGTCACTTTTCTGCGGGCGCAGCGAACTTCAGGAAGAACTCGGCCTTCGGTCTGATGTGAATCGTGCCTGTCGACAGGCGCCGATAGACGATTGCCTGGCGTTTGGTCTCGGCCAACCTGAGCTCGGCCTCGGGATGCAGCACCTCGACCTCAATGGCCGGGTTGGATCGGTTGCGGTAGGTCATGGCCAGGCGGTGTAGACTACGGTGCCCTGGCCGTTGGCGTCGACCAGCTCGACAGCGTTCACGCCCTTCAATTTGGCCAGTGCGGCCAGGAGCTGCGTGTCGTTGGTGGCATTGGCGATGCAGGTCGACACGATGTCCGCGTCGTCGTAGGAGGCCGACAGGTTCTCCTTGGTGCGGTCGCGCCAGACGCGCACCACTCGACCGTTGGAGAGGTTCACGCGACGCATTGATTCGACGCAGGGGAAGGTGTGTTTCATGGGGCCTTCAGACTATGTCAACGTGACAGATTTCCAAGTTGTTCCGTTGTGAATGTGCAGGGTGTTGCTGTTGGTGTTGAAGAACATAGGCACATTGGTCCCACTCACGTTGGTCGGCGTGCCCGATGGATTGCTGGATGCTGCCGGGATGTAGACAAACCCGTCGGTCATCGAGCTGCCGCCAATCGGCCCAATGAAGTCACCGCCCGACTGGCGGTAGCTCGCCCCCTTGATCAGCTTGCCGGTGGCACCATCGAACAGAACGAAGTCGCCATCCGTCGCGCTGCCGGGTCCTACCACGTCGCCGGTGCCAGTGCCTGTGGCTGCGATGGTGATCGTGCCGGAGCCGTTGGTGATGGTGATGTTTGTGCCCGCGGTGAGCTTTGCCCGGGCAAGCGTGCTCCCGATGCTCTTTCCGATGAGCAGGTCGCCGTCGCTGAAGACGTTGGACTGGCCTGTGCCGCCGTTGGTCACGGCCAGCGTGCCGGAGACCATCGAGCCCAAGGCAATCAGAGGCAGGTCAATGGCCTGAATGGCCGACATGACGTTGTTCGTGCCGTTGCCGCGGAGATATGTGCCGTTGGTCGTTGCGCCTGCAAGGAAGTCGATTGCCGACTGCGCCGAGTTGCTGCTGGTTCCGCCATTGGCAACCGAGAGCGTACCAGCCAGCGTAATCGTACCCGACGACGTGATCGGGCCGCCGCTAGTGGTCAGGCCTGTCGTACCACCGGACACACTCACAGACGTCACCGAAGCCCCCGCGGCAATGCCGTCGAGCTTGGTGGCCTGTGCCGAGGTCATGTAGCCGTTCTGCGTGGTCGTAGCCGCCACCTGGCTGATCACCGGGGTGGTGCTGCCGGTAGCCACCGAGATATTGGCACCGCCCGAAGCCGACACGTTGGTCACGGTGCCGGCATTGGCGGTGTACCCGGCCGGGTTGCTGTTGGGGTAGGCCCCGAGGCTGGTCAAGGCTCCTGCAGCCGTGGTCGCTCCGGTGCCACCGTTGGCCACATCCAGCGTGCCGGCCAGCGTCAGCGTGCCTGTGGTCGTCACAGGGCCGCCCGAAAAGGTTAGGCCTGTCGTACCGCCCGAAGCGTCGACCGACGTCACAGAGCCGGCAGCAGTCGACGACAGCGTGGTGCCTGACATCGACAGGCCGGTGCCTAGGCTGATCTCTTGGGCGACCCCAGCACCAGCACCGGCACCGCGGCCCAGTAGTCTCGAGGCGGCCGAGATGTCTTGGATCTTGGCGTAGGTCACCGCACTGGTGGCGATTGTCTGGGCCGTACCACCGGCAGCCTTGGTGACGTCCCCGGTGAACGCACTGGTCTGGATGCCGCCGGAGCCTGTGAACTCCACACCGCCGCCGACGGTCAATTCCTCAACAACACCCGTGCCCGAGGTATCGCGGCCTAGGATCTTGTCGGTGGCAATCTGCTGCACCTTGGCGAAGGTCACCGCATTGTTGGCAATGGTCGCAGCGAAGGACCCCGTGCCAGACCCGGTGACATCCCCGGTCAGCGTGATCGTCTGATCGCCGGTGTTGCTGCCCGACAGGTTGCTGCCGGTAACCGTGCCCGAGGCAGCCACCGAGGTCGGGGTGATGGCGCCCAGGGATACGGTCAGGTTGGGCGTGCTGGTCGCATTGGTGACCGTGCCGCTCACGCCGTTGGCATTGGTGAACCCGAAGGACGTCACCGTGCCGGTGTTCGACGTGTAGCCATTCGGATTCGACGCAGGGTAGGCCCCCAGGCTCGTCAAGGCAGCCGCCTCGGTGGTTGCACCGGTTCCGCCTGCCGACACGGCTACGACCCCTCCCAGCGTGATTGTGCCGCTGCTGGTGATCGGGCCACCCGAGGTCGTCAGGCCGGTCAGGCCGCCGGAGACGTTGACACTGGTCACACCGCCGCCAGTGGGGCCAGCAGGGCCGGCAGGGCCGGTGGGGCCAGCAGGCCCTTGCGGACCCTGCAGACCGCCGGCACCGAGGGGCTTGGTGGCTCCGGTGTCGAGCCGGGTGATCTCGAGCGTGGTGTAGATCTCGGGCTGCCCGACGTTGGCAGCCAGACCCAAGCCGTCAGCATGGCCGCCGCGCTCGCAGTAGTACTCCAGCCGGTAGACGTTGTCCTTGTGCGGCGTGATGCGCAGGTTCAGGGACACTTCCATGTCCACATTGTTGTTGATGTAGAGCGACGGGCCGTACCCGATGACCACCGAGTTGGTCACGTCGTAGATCCGCAGCCGGGTGCCGCGGGTGTGGTGGAACGGGGCCAGCACCTTCACCTGGTAATCGCCGGCGGCCACCTTCCACTCGTTGGACGCAAGGTCGATGATCAGGCCATTCGGGTCGCTGCTGATGGTGTTCAGCGTCCGGGCAGTCCACACAGCGGTCACCGCGGTGCCGCCTGCGACGTTGTTATTCTTTACGTCCTGCAGCACCGCGATCTTGAGCGTCAACGAGTCGACGTCCTTGCGCAGCTTGTTGATCAGGCTGGTGCTGGTCTGTGAATCGTAGCTCATTGCTTAACCTTCTTTCGGATGATGCGTTGCGCCTCGTCAAGGCTGCTGGCGATGCCGATCAGGCTGCCGGCGGGGCCGTAGAGGCGGAGGGAGCCCTTGGCCTTGCCTGGGAGCGCACGGTAGCCGCCGGTGAAGCTGTAGGCACCGGGCATGGCGGAGTCGGGGGAGGGCATTAGATCAGCCGGCATATTCCGCACGCTGATTGCCGCCGCAATCTTCTTGGAGGGCACCGCCCACAGGTTCTCCGGATCGAACCGTTCGATATCGGAAGCCTTCTTCAGCCGGATGGGATCCTCCATGCCGTCGTAGAGCGCACCGTAGAGCCTGTAGCCCTTTTCAAACAGGTCCATGGCCTCGCGGTGGTCCTTGACGCCGCGGCCAGTAGCCATGTCCGAGGCAGGCATATAGCGCTGGCCCTCAACAGAAGCCCCCTCGTCCGGTGCTATGCCTTCGTTCCAAGTCCACTCCGGCATGAGCCCGGTCTTCTGATCGGCAAAGACGGTGTCTTCTGTTTTGGCTGTGCGGTTGCGCTCGCCATACGGGCCGTAGTTCAGCCAACTGTTTTGACCCCGGGTCTCGGTGGTAATGGCTCCACGAGCAGGACCCGTAAAGAGCCGGATGTGCGCCTGCCAGGCATTCTCCTCGCCTTCCGCCCGGAAACCGGAACCTTCTAGGCCGTGACCGAAAGCGTCGTGCACGGCGCGGAACAAATCGTTGGCATAAACAGGCTTTAATTCACCGTTGGGCCCACCGAACGGCCAACGCAAACCAGTATCGGCAAGCATTGGGTTTGATTCTGGATTGAAGTCCTCCTTGGTTCCAAACCCAGAGTCTGTTGGGAAAACCCCCATCGACTTGTTTGCGCGGAGGTCGCGCATGGCGTTGAACGGAGATGATGCGTACTGCTGCCCCGCATCCGAGTTGCTATCAATGAACCAGAACTTGTATCCCGATGAATCAAGCGCTTGATACTGATCCGTGGTTTGGCGGATCAAGTCCTGGTAGGCTTCGCGCACCGCAGGATCTTGCGGTGCATGAGGCATCTCCTCGTAGGCCTGAGCAATTCTGCGAGCGCGATCCTCGTCTACCTTAACGTACTCCGATTGGCGACGGAGACCGATTCCTTTGTCCCTGGCGTACCGCTCTGCGATGCCAACCAGGCTCTGGTCTGGTCCACTAGCGCCTTTGACCTGTGGAGCGCCTGCAAGCGGCGCAAGGTTCCCAGACGTATACCGTCCTTCTCCTCGGTCTCCACGTCCTCCTCGTTGTTCTGGGGCTTGTTCATAAATTTTTTCTCCTTCGGCAGGCATGAAATACGCTAGACGGGACGGTGAGTCAATTTGCTTTCGTTTCCATTTCTCGCCTGCCTCCGGCGTGCTTCCGTATCCGGCAACCTTGTTTGCTTTCTGCGCTTCGCCCAATTGACGGTCGTTTAGGGCAGGCAATTTTTCGAGCCCTGGGAACATGACCTCGTGCGGCTCAACACGTCCCCGAATGCGATCCCAAAGAGTCCACTGGGCAGGGAAGACAGCAACGCCAAGCTCGTTTGCCCGGCGTTCGTTGATCTCAAGTGCCGAACGGTAGGAATCCGACATTACCTGGAAGTCTTTTGGAGTCTCAACCCACTCCACCGACTTAATGTTCGCCGGAGCATTCGGGTTGATGCCTCCCTTCTTGGCCAGCAGCGTTGCCTTGCGGCTTCCCATAGCAGCAAACACGGCCTCGTTGACGAACTTCTGAACGCGATCCGCGCCGTAGATTTCAGCCTGCGCCAGGACATCGTCGATGGTCTTTGCCTTGGTTGCTGTGGGGTCCGGCAAAGAGTCCAGTGTCGAAGCCATTTCGGCTTTGATCTTGTCGATTTTTTTCTGGTTTTTGGCCTTTAGCGTCTTGAGCGTTTTCGGGTCGTCCTTGTTAATCTCCTCAATGCGCTTACCTTTTTCCTCGGCATTTTTGAGCCGGCGATTGAAGGCCGATGTGGCTTCCTTTGACGTCTTCAGCATCGAATTGAAGCGGTCCACAACGATGCCATCGAAGCGTTTGCGGAGCTCTGGATTTCCAAGCAACTCCTGGCCAAAGATGCGAGCCATGTGGCGGTCCATGGCCGATATGGATGCCTTGAGCGGATCTTGCCAAACCGACCCGAATGATCCCGTCTTTGTTCCGAACCCTTTGACTTGGGTGGTGAGTTTATCCACAAAGTCGGCCCAGGATTCGTTCGCTCGTTTTACAAAGAAGTCAGGGTTCTTTGTAAACAATCGAGCGGCATTTACGATGTTTGATATGTCCGCGGTGATTGCAATGCCAAGGCCACCCTTGCCAGCGGAGATGAACCCTAGCTCTTTTTTGAGTCGTTGATTCAGCTCCTTCAGGTTTTCTTTAGTAGGATTCTCTGGGTATAGACTGGCAAATTTGCGCACATCTTCCATCGAACCAAACCGCAACCGTGCCTGCCCCATTTCATTGGGCAGCAACGGAGCATTCGGGGAGAGCATACCGAAGACAATTGAGTTGAAGCTGGAGACCTTGTCCCCAGGTGTCGGAGCCATCGTCGACGCCAGCTTGGCTGTCAGCTTGGCGTGCGTGGTCTCTGGCAGGTTTGCTACGTCGACCGGATTGGCTTTGAGCCAGAGGAGATCGTAGTACGTGAACTTGCCCTCAAGGCCGCCGGGTATTCTCGCAGGATCTCCAGCCACGTCCGAGGGGATGTTTGTGATTTCTGAAAGAGGTCCAAGGTTTTCGACGCCGAATGCTTTGCCGTATTCCTCAAACTCCTTTGGAGTCCAGTCTTTCGGTTCTTTGCCTTTGAAGTAGATGTTTCCATTTTGATCCCTTGAAACTCCTGGAGCTTCAAAAGATGCACGCCGGGGAAGACCTTCCGCAACTTGTTTTCTGGCCGCCTCCTCTTCAGCCGGCATGAACCTCACATCCCCCGCTTGTCGAACCGTCCCGCCTTGGCCTTGGCCTTCTTGGCCACGCTCAATGCGATTGCGACCGCCTGCTTCTGCGGTTTGCCGGACTTCATTTCGCGGGAGACGTTGCTGCTGATCGACTTCTGGCTGTAGCCTTGCTTGAGTGGCATCTGCTTTCCTTTCTGCTTGGGTTTGGGTGTCGTAGATTCCGATGAGCTTCCCATCGGGACCGTAGAGCTTGTGCTTGGCACCGCTGATGATGCGGTAGCCCTCATCGGAGTTGATGATCGACTTGTCGCCGATGGTCTCGGCGGGCATCCAGCGGAGCTTGGACTTCTGGATTGCGTCCTCGGAGATACGAGCTCGGAAGTCCATCGGTGCCGTCGACCCGATACGGTCCAGGCGGAAGTCGCGCACGAACTTGCGGCCGCCCTTCTCCTGCTCGTTCACGAAGTCACCGAGGAAGCGGGCCTTGTCGACTCCGAAGATCTCCGCAGACCGGCGTGCGCCCTCACCAGCGTCCAGGTTGGTGAAGTAGGCGGCCAAGTCAGACATGAACCCGTCGACGTTGTCCCACAGGCCTGCAGCCACTCCCCCATCGGGAGCAGTCAGCTTGTCCAAAGCACCGCGGATCTTGCTGATGTCGATAGCCTTGATGACCGGGTTGTCGGCCTTGGACAGATAGAAGCTATACGGCAGCACCTCACGCTGGGAGAGGCGGATGCCGCTGTTGTACTTGCTGGTGAACTTGCCAGTCAGCCGGTTCTTCACCCGCTTGGTCGCAGCACCGTAGTTTAGGAAGATGCTGTTGCCGGCATCCATGGCTGCATTTACAGCCCGAATCTTGTCCTTCATCCGGCTGCTGACTGCCTGAGACTGCTCAATGGCTGACAACTGCTGCGGGCTGAACCGACCCAAGATCTCACCATCGACCACGCGGGCCCCAGAAATGCCTTCCAGGATCGTCCTGATTGCGGCGGTGTCCTTCTCCTCACGGACTCGGATCTCTTCGTCTGAGAGGTTCCTGACACTGCCGTCAGGCATCTGCTCTGCCACACCGAGATCGACCAACTGCTTTGCGGCAATCGGGTTGGAGACATCCTGCGGCTTCAGCACCTTGCCGGGTCCCTCGTTCTCAATCGTGATGCGCTCATCCAGCTTGCGACGGGCACGCAACAGGTCGCGCAGCATGGCGTTCACCTGCGGAGAAGCCTGCTTCAGGTCAGGGAACAGCACCGAGTCGGTTGGTTTGACTCCGAAGGTGCGCTCAATGGTTGCAGCGGCATCGGCTAAAGCCCGACTGGCATTCTGGGTCAGTGCGGAGTCGAGCAACTGCCTAGTGATACCTGAGAAGCCCTTTAGCAATGCATCAGGCTTCTGACCGGCTAGGAGTCCAGCGAAGTGTTCCGCAGCCAGCTCCGAGGCCACATAGCCAGCTTTCTTGTCGATGGTGTCGTACTGGGCGAGCTGGTCGGCACGCTCCTGACTGCCTGCGGCCAGCTTGTCTCGGTACTGATTGAAACGGGCCTCAATCTCGGCGTCATTGAAAGCGCCCTCGGCCAGCTTACGGATGACATCGCCTTCCTGCACCCACCGTCCAACAAGCGAATCCTTGATCTCGGTGGCGCCGCCCTCCAATTGGGTGGTCTTCTCTAAGGCATGGAAAAGCTCATGTCCGAGAGTGTAAAGAGGGCCGTCGCCGGTGCCTTTTCCAATAATGTCGGCGTTGATGAATATGGTGGGGCGCTCTGCCAACTCAACCTGCACACCACGGATTTTGTCGCCAAACTTTTCGGCCATTTGCGCGTTGGAGCGATAGAGGATGTCAACATCCCCAAACTTGCCACGGACCAGTCCCTGCAGATCCATCAGTGCTGAGGCAGCATTAACACCATGCTGATCACGCACCCGCTCAAACAGCGCCTTGGTCGTAGGATCCTGCTGTGAGTCAATGAATCGCCCGAGGTCTCCTGCACGGGCTTCCGCGGCAGCTTTGCCAGTGAGCTTCTGGTAGGCACGGCCACCGATAGCACCGGCAGCGCCCTGCACACCGCCAGCACCTAAGCCTGCAGCGGCCCCCTCTTCGCCTCCGGACAAATAGCCCAAGCCTGTACCAATCACTCCACCTTCAATACCTCCGGCAAGCCCCCTGAGTGAGGCATCCAAGGCAGCGTCACCGCCGTACTGCCCGACCACACCGAGCATCCGTTGGCGCAGATTAGCACCTGGGGCAGCACCGATGGCCTCTAGAGGACCAATCCGGGAGGGCTGGGTCATCAGGTTCTCGCCGGCACGGGTCAGGGCCTCGCCGGCTTCTCGAGCAGTACGAATACCTGCGGGGATGGCAGCGAAGGCAGCAGCCTCCGGAGCAATTCCAAGAGCGCCGGCAACACCGGCTGTGGAAGCAGCGGTGCGAAGCGCTTCTGGCGTCATTCCAAGCGCTTCCGCTGTCATACGCTCGGCAGCACCTGCGAAGCGCTCAAGAGGCCTTGCAGCGCCAGCAACGGCACGCCCGGTGAGTTGAGCGCCTTTACCGACAGCACGGGTAGCGAGCTTACCTGCACCAATGATCTCGCCGATACCAGGCAACGCCAGCGTCGGGTCAAGGATCATAGACACACCCTGAACGAACTCCGGGTTGGTGTACTCGGGAGGGACGACAATACCTTCCTCGCCACGCTCAAGGCGGGCGCTGGTGTTGGCGAAGTCTCGAGCCTCAAGAAACTGGTTGTAGCGGGACTCCGCGGTGCCTGTGCCTGCGACAAGGTCCTTGAACTTGAAGAGCGGTGACGATGGATCCTGAGACTGAGCAGCAAGCCCGTAGAGCTGGCGAGTGCCTTGAGCAAATCCCTCAATGTAGTTCAGAGGGTTTGCTGCAGCACCTTGAGCGCCTTGAGAAACCGCGCCACTGATCATTCCAATGGCAGCATCTGCGGCTTGAGCGGCGGTGTTTATCCAGTCGGTCTGTTTGGTCTTTGCGTACTCCTCGTACTTTAGGTAGTCTTCCTGCGTTGGCGTGAAAGCAGGGTCCTGCATTGCCAGCGAGATGTCCTCCCCGGTGATCGGAGCATCCAGCAGGCTCTCGACGCTGTCTGCTGGTTCTGGACCGAACAACAAGTCGATGTCTGCTTTGGATAGGGTCATTTGAGGGATTCGATTTGCTGGATGGCCTGCTGCTTGGTGATGGCTCCTGAAGCCTGACGTGCTCGGATAGCGGCGACACGGGGGTCATAAAGTAGTGGTGAGCGTGCCTGTCCGCTGCTGATTTGGTTCACGTAATCATCAGCGTTTTGACCAGCTTTTTTCATCGTATTGTTCATGGCATCAATACGCATCAGTTCTTTTTGCTTCACCACTTTTTCGCTGTCTCCAGCAATTGGGAAATACTGCTTTTCAGCCGCTGGGTATTCATCCGGTGAAATAACAGCGCCAGAGCGATCTCTAAGGAAGTTTTCAATCCAAGCGTCACGCGCTGCCTCGTATGACTTGCGAGAATCGGTCTTCAACCGTTCAGGCATAAATCCGAATTCAGTCAAAGACCTTGGAGAGTATCCAGACTTGAAAACGCTATTGATCGTCTCGTTGTTCAATTTCATGCCGGCAGCAAATGCTGCTGACTTGCCTTGCGCTTCAGTCAACGGTTTGCCCTCGACCATCTTGGGAGCAGGAAGGATATCCACCTTGCCGTCCGCACGCACCACGGTGATGCCGCCAGGCAGAGTCTGGGTGTCGACCTGAATGGGCTTCTGCTGGCCTGAGATCATCGACATGATCTGAGGCACCATAGCAATGGTTTCAGGCTTCGCTCCCTGTTGAATCAAGAAGTCGGTCAGCTTACGAGACTGCTGCTCGTATGGAATCTTCTGTTCCGTTGTAATAGGTACTTGCTTCGTGGTTTCAAACGTGGTGAGCGCTTGATTTTCCACGGTGGTGGGCGTGGTTCTTTCAGGTTGAACCGGCGTGCCAAGTCTATTGGCAAACTCGGCACCAAGCACCGACTCCCATGTCTGCGGAATAGAAGGTGTAGGCTGAGTGCTAGGCAGTCCTTGGGGACGCATGAATTGAGGCTGCTGCATCGGCCTGAATGCAGGAATCTGCTCGCTGTAGAACTGTTCCGGCCTTATTGCCGGTGCTGACTGAGCAGGGACAGCAAACGGACCCTCGGGCTGGTATTGAACCGAGATTGGAACTTGAGTCTGCTCGGTTACTGTTTCGGTCTGTGGTTGACCTGAAAAGTACTTGATACCCTCCATTAAGACATTCTGCTGCTTGCGCTTGTCTAGGATGTCCTCCAACTGCAACGCACCCAACTGCAACTGCTGGCGGGTCGCTTGGTCGCGCAGTTGGTTCTGCTGATCCGTCCGGTACTGGTTCAGCACCATCACGGCGTCCCCGAGAGCCGCCTTCTTCTTGGCAAGGCTCATGTCCGGGAACTTCTCACCGAGCGCTGAGAACTTGTTAAGCATCTCCCGGTCGGCCTGCACCTGCTGGGTGTACCGCGGGATGTCCTGCTCGGTGACGCCCTGGGGGAGCGCCCCGGTCTCCATGTACTGCTGGATGGCTAGGTACTTAGGGTCGCTTGAGAGCTGCTGCTGCATGAGGCCGGAGACGGTCTCCCAGCTCTGTGTGGCAGCCTCGGTCTCGGCCTTCTTGGTGCGGTACTGCTCAATAGCCTTCCCGAGGCCCTGGCCCATGGCAGCAATGCCCATCGCCAGGTTGCGCCCGGGGGCTGTTGCGGCCTCCATGTAGCCAGGAGGCAGCGGGCCGGTGTCGCCGCGTCCGGTGTATGGTGTGGAATAGCCGTATTGTGCCATAGATTAGCTGTGTTGAGAGTGATACGCGAACTCGCGCATTTTCAAGCTGATAGCCCTCATGTGCTTGTAGCCCCCGATAATCCAAGCCACTTGGATGATCATGTCGTTGCCGCAGAGCCGTAGGACATCTGATGTCTGACGCTTCCACTCCTCGTCTGCCTTCTCCCAGGCAACCGAGTCGGCGTAGGTGCTGGTGATCTGCGCGATGACGGGCTGCAGCCGGAACCAGTTCTCAATGTAGAACGGGGTCGAGTAGAGGCTGTTGGCCTGCATCATCACGTCAAGGAAGGCCTCTGGTGTGAACGGTACGTCGCCGTCGACCAGGTCGTCGATGGCATGGCAGTAGGCATGGAAGGCTGTGATGAACACCACGGCGTTGTGGTTGCCGCCGGCTGCGTCGAAGTAGAGTTGGCCGAGTTTGTTCACGCCGGGTGGAAGTCGATTGCCGCGGAGGTTGGGTTGCCGCTCCACCGCTCCAGATTGGCGAACACCGAGAACGACATCGCGATGGCACTGTGCTGCACGCCGGCTGGGACGGGCTTAGACCATCCGCAGTGGTAGCTGGTGACGTGCTTTGATTTGCCGCCCATCATCCAACGCATGGTCCCGAGGATGTGGATGATCCGCGAATCAAACTGACTGTGGGAGTGCGCCGGGATCAGCTCTCCAGCGGGGCAAAACCAGATCTCAAGCTGCCATCGGAACAACCGAAAGAGCCTGATTCCTGTGCATCGCTGGAACTTGATGATCACAAAGATGACGCAAGGCCTTTAAGGCCAGCACTAGCGGCAGATCCTATATTGGCAATTCCGGTTCCAGCAGACTTGAGTCCGCTGCCAATAGCTTCCATAGCCTGCCCCTGCATCTCATCGCGCTTCTCGAAAAGGCCCTGCTTAAACGACAAGGCATCGTCGATCATGGTGTCGTCCAGTCCGAGAGCCTTTAGGCGCTTACGCTGGGCTTCCACATCTGCGGTGGTGTTCTGGAAGTTGGTCATCATGGGCGCACCGTACCCACTGCCAGGCATCATCGGCGGCTGGGGTGCGTAGCCCTGCATCATTCCACCGGGCTGCTGGTATCCGTAGTTCATAGGCTGGATGCGGCAGACATACCGGCACCGATCAGCGCGGTGGTGTTGGCGGCGGAAGCAGTACGGGCAGCAAGCTGGGCCTGCTGGTTGCCACCAATCAGGTTGGCAGCGTACTGCGACTCCGGATTGAACAACTGGCCGGGGTTGAATCCTTGAGCCTGCCCGAGGAAGCCCTGAGATCCAGCAAATGCCTGAGAAGGCCTTCCGAGCACTTGCTGGAATACGTCACCATAAACTCCTTGAGAAGCACCAAGAGCGCCCATGGCCTGCTGCTGGCGCTGCTGTTGAAGGCCGGCACCGGCCATCTGGGATCGCACAGCCTCCTGCAGGGCACCGGACGGGCCTTGAGCCAGGCCCCGTGCAGCCAGCCCGGAACGGGTCTGCTGTTCAACCATGCGCTGTTGCTCAGGAGTCAGACGGGAACCGGCAGCCAGGCCAGACTGAGCTTGCGCGGTCAACGTATCGGCCAAGGCAGCCTGTTCCGGCGAGGCCGCCTTGATCGCAGCACGGGCTTGAGGTCCGAGTTTTTCAATGTCGGCAATATCGCCTGCCCGGGAGCGGGAGCGGGCAGCCGCCTCGACCTCGCCCATGGTGGGCGCGATCTGCTCCTTGTAGAGCTGCAGCAGCTCCGGCGTGGCAGACTTCAACAGGCCGAGCTGCAACGCCTGATACTGCGGAGCATACTTAGCCTCTGCCGCATATTTCTGCGGAGCTAGGTCAAGCTGTGCTTGCAGCGTGTCACGGGTTTCTTGGCCGTAGTTACGCGGCGCTGGAGCTTCAACTGATGTTCCCATATTTCTTGTCTGCTACCCTATAGATCGGCATCGAGCCTTTCTTGTAGGTGGTCAGTTTGCCGTTGCGATAGCCGATAGCCGGGAGGATTGCAGCCTCCGGTCGGTCATGGAAGAACTTAGCCGCCACCGCCATGGCGAATACGGCGCAATCCGCGGCGAATTGATGCCAGTACCAGTGGTCGCCATTGGGGTCGGAATGCTGCCACTCCCAGGCCTTAGGCTCTGGACCCGTCTGACGCCAGCCTACCAGCACACCGACCACATGGTCGTCCTGGGTGGCGATCTTGAGCGTGCCCTGCTCCGCGTGGAACATGACGTAGTCCTCGACGGCCTCACGGGTCCAGCCCTTGAAGCTGTCCGGGAGCTTGTGCAGCAGGTAGTCTGTGATCTGGGGGATCATTGAGAGCCAGAATTGTTTTTAACTGTCTGGAATGCGTTAGGCTCTGGCGTTTGTATTCCCGGCCCTGTAACCGTGTCAAAAGCCCTCAAACCGAAGTAATACACAGGCCCGACCGTAGCAGTTGGCAATGCTTGCAACAACGTAAACGGAGCGGTGTATGTGTAGAAAGCCGAGGTGTTTTGAATCGGATTTACGATATTTGCCGAAGAAGTCTTGATGTCTATTTTGACAGTTGTAGTGGCAGGAATTGGCCTACTGTAGATGTCGACTGCGGTGAATAAAGTTGTGCTGGGATTGATGATGTAGTTTCCATCCTGCGACTGCGTGTTTGGAGGCACCATCAGATAGCATTGCACAGTCCCTGATGGAACCGGCGCTCCTTCATTGAACCAGGCAGCGTGCATCAGGCGTTGAAGTTGGCGATTTGCTTGCCGTAGACGTTGGACCCGATGCAGGTGAAGACAAACAGGTCGGCCTTGTTGGCACCAGTTGTCAGTGTCGGTGTGCTGCCGGACTGAAACTGCATCGTCTTGCCGCCCGAAGCCGAGAAGGTTGCGGTCAGTGTGCCGCCGGCGTTCTGCTTCACCTTTACCAGCACGGTCTTGCCCTCGTCGTTGGCTCCGAAGGTCAGCGTGACAGCCACGTTGCCGGTAGGCGTCAGATCCCAGGTTAGGCTTGTACCGACATTAACGGTCGGCGTGGTCGAGCTACTGGTCTGTGGTGCGGTTGAGAGCTTGGCCGAGGTGACCGAGTTGTCCTTCAGGCGGATCGTGGTGCCGCTGGTCTCAATCGTTGTCTCGTCGGGCACCAACGAAAGCAGGGTCTTGGTTTGAGCTGCCGTCAGGTCGACCGGGGTCGCGCTGCTGCCGGTGTTGTTGCCCTTGATGGTGTTGGCCGCCATCGTCGCCAGCTTGGCGTTGGTGACAGCGTTGTCGGCGATCTTGCCGGTGGTAACCGCCAGATCTTGGATTGCCGAGGTGTTCACCGAGTTGGCTCCAATAGTCAGCGTGCCGCCGTCAATGGTGCCGGTGATGTTGACCGTTGGCGTACCAAGTAGGTTGAGCGTCGAAGCCGACAGCGTGGTGGTTGAGCTGACCGTGGTGCCCGGGGTGACAGTTACAAAGAGTGGCATGGTGGTTTAGACGTCGTTCTTGCCGTAGAGTCGGAATGCAATGCCGATGACCTTGGCGCTGTAGATATCGAGGGAGCCCTGGTCGGTGGTGATCAGGGGCTGCACAGAAGCCGAGTGCTTACGCAGGCGGGCCTTGTGGCTGAAGAACTGGTGCAGGCCGGCCTTCCAGCCGTTGTTTCCGCAGCGGAACTGGGTGGTCACCGAGTAGTCCTCGCGGTACGGGGCCAGGAAGTTGTCGGCGGTGTTGTTGGTGTTGTAGGTGCCGCTGCCGTAGGTGTAGTAGGCCGTGCGATCTTTGGTCTGGTCGGTGGCAACCGTGTAGAACTCATTCACGCCGTCGAACTGCGCAGTGATGGAATAGCGGGTGTTCCAGTTGCCCAGCTCGAACTGGATGTCGGTCCACTGCTTGTGGTCGACGTTGTCCTCCCCGGTGTAGCCGCGGAAGCGAACCTCGGTGCTGATCTGGGTCAGCACGCCAGTGCGGTCGGCGTCCACAAGACCGAGCGTGTCGAACTGGTGGATTAATCCGCTCTCATCGGCCCAGCACAGCGTGTCGGTGCCTGCAACGATGACTCTGGACCAGTACTTCGGAACGAGCAACGAGCCCTCCCAGTAGCCTTCCCAAGCCTTGTTCAGGAAGTTGTAGACCAGCGTGCGTTGGTTAGTACCGTCACCGCCTTCGACCGGGACACTCAGGATGTAGCGGTTGGCAAAGTAAGCGGCGCAGGCGTTGCTCCAGAAGGCCTGGTCGATGTCGTCGACGATGTTCTGAATCTGGTCGGACAAAGGCACTACCACCGACTGACTGATTCCGAACTCGGTCTGGCGTAGGCTGATGATGCCGCGCTGCGACAGGAAGATGACGTCGGAGCCCGTGCCTGCGATAGAGGCCTGAGACACGCAGCCGAACTCCCGGGTGATCTCGGTCAGGCGGGTGGTCGACAGGTCGCCGTAGAGGTTCTCCACTGCCAACACCGAGCGTTCCTTGAAGACGAGCAACGTGGTGGTGTTGAACGGGTACAAGGCAACTACCCGGTCATTGCTGCCGGTGTTGAGCTTGAACTCGTTCAGGATAGGCGAGTAGTGCAGCGGGTCCAGCACGTCGGAGACGGCCAGATAGTCGTTGCCGTAGAGCAGCAGTAGGCGGTTCTGGAAGTACAGGCCCTCGCGGCCCGGGGGCACCGAGGAACCGGAAGCACTCGAGCGCTTGATACTGCCGGTGATGTTGGAAGTGGTAATGTCCACCAGGGTCGAAGGCATGGCCACCGTGGCAGTGGGGGTCGTTGAATAGACGCCCGCATTGACGATGGTGACTGCGCTGACGATTCCGTCGGTGACGGTAGTGGTCAGGCTTGCGGCCACACTGGATGTGCCGGAGACCGTGATCACCGGGGCCGAGAGGTAGCCGGAGCCCTGGTTGAGGATTGTGACCGCGCTGATCGTGATGTTAGGCGACGTGCCGGTGGTCGTGATCTGAATGATTGCTCGGTTGGCGTCGTTCAGCGAGTCGGTCTCCTCGGTCGTGCCTGAGAACAGGCGCAGGGTGTTGTTATCGACCGGGTAGACGTAGTAGATCTTATTGGTGACGTTGGCCCCACCGTTTTCAATGTTGGTCAGTGTGACCTGATCGCCCGGGATGAAGTTGTGGTTAAAGACCGCAATAGTGTCCGCAGTAGCGTCGGAACTATTGATCGACAGCGTGGAGGGGATGCGGTTGAAACCGGCGTCGAGCGCAGACGGGTTGGTTGCCGTGCTCTGCATCAGGATCGGCATCCCGTCGTTCAGGTTGTTGACGATGTCCTGAGCCAGGTCATAGCCGGTCGTGTTGCTGGCCAGCTCAATGTAGTAGCGGGCGTTGTTCTCCGGGTTTAGTGGCAACGAGTTGGTCTTGGCCCGAGCATCAGCAAGAGTCAGGTGCAGCGAGACCTCCTGATTAACCACATTGACGTAGAGCTGGAAGCCTTGACCAGACCCGGGTGACGCATTCCAGAGTGGAGCAGCATTGCCAACTTGGCCGACATTCACGATGTCTCCGGTGGCCAGATCGGGCACCACGTTCAGTGTGATCTCGGTGGATGCCTCTTGGGAGAGAAGGAAACTGTTTTCACACAGCAGCGCATCACCACCTTCGGTGTCGATTGAGTCGTAGACGATGCCGGTAACGCTGTCGAAATAGTACCTAGCGTTACCCGGGCGCAGCATGACCACGCCATTGGTGGCCTGGATGAGTCGCACCGGCAGGTAGATATCGTGCCCGTTCATGGGCACCTCCACAGGCGATTGATTGGGTCGAATACACCAGACTTTACCCTGGCCGCCATCGGATGAGCGCTCCTCGTTGACTGCTACCAGAAGAGCGTTTGCCCCGGTGTCTGGGTCGCGGTATTGCAGGACGCCAAGGATATCTTCAAAGGGAGCGGTCGAGTTGTAGAACTGCACCGTCTTGTTGGCGGGCGACGGTGAGAAGCTGAAGGTCGCAGTGCTGAAGGTCGCGTTGGTGTTGTCGTCCAGCGTACAGAGCGTGCCGTTGGAAAATATCTGGGTGTTGGCGTCCACGTCGCAAACCACCTGCGAGTTTGCCGGGATCTGAGTGCCGGAGACAGGAACACCGACCGATGATCCAGATGTGAGCGTGACGATGCGTGATCCGCTCGACCAGCGGCCGCCCCACTTGGGCTGCACGATGCCCCAGCGGTTCTTGATGACCTGGTCCTCGAAGCGTCGGTTGACGGCGTTGGAAACGTAGGAGGCCGGGATCAGCGCAGGGTCAATGCGCGATACCACTCCAACGAATCCATCGTCGATTGCACCGATTTGAGGCAGGTCAGGCATATCACCGGGACGGCACGATTATCTGGCGCACATACTTCTCCTGCAGTGCCACCTTGTCGATCTCCTTGGTGAGCTCAACCTCCCCTAACTCCAAGAACTGGTTACCCAGGTCGATCTTGCCGTCGACCCGCAGCATCTGGCCGGCGGCCTTGAGTGAGCAGATCTCCGAGAAGCGGTAAGGGAAAGCGTATGCAGTGGCCTCGGCGGAACTGGACAGGAGCGGCGGGGTCTTGCGGAACTCCAGCCAGACGTAGGGCAACTGGTCTCCGACCAGCACGCCGTTGTCGGTGAAGGTGTAGGTGGCCTCCTGCTGGCGCCAGGACACGCGGGGGTCGCCCGGCCAGACCGAGAAGGTTTCACCGATGGGGACAGCCCGGGTGGTGCCGTCGGGGTTGTTGGTCTGCGAGATATTGCGCAGGAACTTGTTCAGGATTCCCCAGTAGGCTGTGTTGGTCGGGACGGTGCCGGACGGTGCAATGGCATAGAGCTGATAGTGCTCCTGCGTCACCGGATACAACACGATCTGACCGATGGTGTAGGAGGTGGTGCTGTCCCAGTCGCCGTCATTGTTACCGTAGGAAGGCTGTGCCTCGGACCAGTAGATTGAGTTGAGCGTGCCGTTGGGGCCGCTAGTGGTCGGGCTCTGGCCGGCACCCGGCGTGATGTTGACCCACTGGTAATACTTCTCCTCGACCGGGAAGTAGACCACGTCCCCGGCGTTGTAGGTGTTTTGGTAGGAGTAAGTGGGCGCAAAGAACTCCTGCTGATACACCGTCTGCTCGGGCCAGTCGAAGCACTCCCAGGCGCTCCGCAGTGACATGGAGATGAACGTGCGGAAGAAGTTGGACTCCTCGGTCGTTAGGGTGGAGAAAACGCGCCCAGTGAGCTCACAGGCACGTTGCAACACATAGTCGTAGGTGACGGTTCTCATTGGCTACCAGGCTTTGCAGGACCAGTACTTGGCCGAGAGTTTCGATCCCGGGTTATCACAGCCGTGACGGGCTCGGAAGTTGGCTCGGCGCTCCGGGATGTGCTTCTTGATCGTCATGTCCGGGTCGCCGAAACGCACCAGGGCAACCTTATTGCCTTCCTTAGCCAGCACCGCGGACTTCTTGCTTTCGCCGGGGGTGGCCTTGGGCTTGTTATAGCCCGAGAACTTGTTTCCCTTGTAGTTGATCATTGGCTCTTCGGTAAAACGTACCAACCTGCCGGCAGAACCACTCGGGATGGCCCCACCAGCTTCTTATCTTTGTCGAATCCGTAGACGCTGGCCGTTGTAGGCTTGGCCAGCATCACCGGATCACCGGAAGGGACCAGGACCACCCGTGTCATCTGGCAGCCCAGGCAGGTCAGCAACACGGCCAGACAGATCGTCCTTGAGGGCCTCGGGAGCTTTACCATGTTGCACATCGGTAGGTGGTGTTTCTCGGAACCAGTCGAGCAGAGCCTTGAGGATCTGGTAGATCCAGTTCACGGCTTAGGGTCGATGATAGCGGCAGTCTTGTCGGCATCCTTAGCCATGATCAGGCCGATACCAGCGGTGACCGCGGCAATGGTCGAGGCGATGTCGATATTGGTGCTGGCATCACCGTCGAAGGCAGCCCGAAGGGCACCACCAACAGCTACGAGGATTGCACCAACACCAGCGAGAGTTGTTTTCGTGTTTTTCATTTGGATTTAAATAATCGAAACGCGGCGTAACAGGCGCAAAGTAAGCCTATCAGCGCGGTGATAAGGCGAACCCAGTCGGTCAGCACTGGAATAAACGAAACAGCAGTAGCCCCTGCTGCTGCGACCAGGGAGAGTCCAGGGCTGGTGCTGCTGTTCGTTGGTTCCATTACTCGGATTTAGGCTGTGCGGCTGAGACTATGAGATCCACAAGCGGAAGGGCTGCACGGGCGTTAGCAACGCCACCAGCCTTAACCGCAATGTCGATGAGTTGGAGGAGGCTGTTGGCCTGCTCTTGAGTGAGTTCTATCTTGATCATACGACGGGAGCGTCAGCGATAACCACAGGCTCCGCAACCACAACCGGAGGAGGCACCGGCACCCACGGCAACGGCAGCGTCACCACCGGCGGATCGATCTGATTCTCGATCTGCAACGAGACGTTCGCTTCGATGGCGGTCTTATCGACACCGTTCTCGTAGCACCAGTCTAGGACTTGCTGCTCGGTCAGGTCTTCGTAAGGCGTGAACTCACCAGACGGCGGCTGGAACGAGCAGGAGCCGTAGCAAGTGCCGCTGTATTGATCCTGAGTGCCGTTGCATCGCCAATCGGCGGTGATGACGACATCGGTGAGAGTGCCTTCGGTCGGCTTAACGAGAAGGCGTTCGATGATCCAGAGGATGGTCATATTATTAGGCGAGAGTGATGTTGGCGACTCGGGTTGTGCCATCAGATCCGCGATAGCTAAAGCGGAGGTTTGTGTTGCTGGTAGCGTTGACTGTTAGCATACCATTTGTTCCAAGAGTTGCGGGAGTAGCGGACGATTGCAGAATTAAATTCCCACTCGCATCGATCCTAGCTCGTTCTGTGCCGTTGGTCAGAAACGTCATCGCGGCGTTGGAAGATTGGTTAAATTCAACCGTTCCGCTGTTGCCGTTCTTTTGGATAAAAAAGTAATCACCGCTGCTGAAATCAGCTCCGTCAGCATCAAGCCAAACCTGAGCAACTCGGTTGGCAGCAGTCGCACTTGAGATTGATCGGAAACCGCCTCCTGCATTGTTTGCCGCAGTTGCATCGCCTGATCTAAATAGGCTGACAATGTTATCGCCTGCTGGCGCAACCACTTCCAACTTGTACGAAGGACTCGCAACCCCCACGCCCAGCCCCGTGGAGTTGAGGGTCATTTTGGTGTTGCTAGCACCTTCGCTGAAAATCAATGCCTTACCACCGAAGTATTGAATCTGCGTGTTTGCGTCAGCGGCTCCGCCGTTGATGATTCCACTATCACCAAACTTGCTCTGGCTGTCCGTGCACAAAATAAAGCGAGAAGCACCTATCGTAAGCGTGTTTGCAGTGGGAGATGACGCTCCAATACCAACTGCATTTCCAGTGCTATCAACCTTCAGCGTCGAGGTATCCACCGTCAGATCGCCGGTGATGGTGGCGGAGGCGAGGGTTGCCACACCACCGGATTGTAGGATCTGGTTGCTAGTGATCTTCTTCGTGGTGCCTGAGGCAGCCATGGACGTATCCGAGATGTCCACAATCGGCAGCACGTCCGCTGCCGGATCAACCGTAGTGATGGCCGCCAAGGCCGTGATTTTCGTGTCTGCCATAAGTTAGTTTGCTTGGATGATGAGTTTGCCTGTGTCCTCTTGGAGCAGGAAGTCCCCGTTCTCCAAGTCTAAAGAGTCGAAGGTGCCGAAGGTGATGACGATCTTGTCGCCATCCTCAAGGAAGACAAAGAAGTCGTCCTCCTGGAGCAGGTCGCGCCGGATGATAGGCAGGTCAGCGCCGCCGCCAGCCCCACCGAGGGCTTGCTGCACGCCGAGTCCTAGGCCTAGTCCGAGACGCATTTTAGACCCACTTGCGGTTGTAGGCGATGATCGCCCCGGAGGATACAGCCACCGAGGTGAAGACGCCCGAGATCGAGTCGCCGGCCTGAATGGTCACGCCGGCAGGGAAGTTGGTGATGTTGGAAGTGACGGCACCGAGGATGGACGTGGCGACGGCATGGATCTCCATGTAGTTGCCGGTCACAGTGCCCGCGGAGGCGTCGATGTACCGGCCACCGAATTCGCCGGCCAGTTGGCGGTTTGATCCGACATTCATAGGGTGAACTTCTGACTACTGCGTTTTGTGCCACCGGTCCATCCAACCTGCAAGCGTGTAGCCCCGCAGCGCACTCGCACCTCGGGGTTATCCCGCTCAACCTCTTTCAAAAACTGGGAATCCTTCCAGCAGTCGTACCCATACTTGGTGCCCCAGGCATGGTAGAGAGTGGGATCGATCCGCATCCGCAGGCGACCGATGCCATCGACGGCGCGGACCTCGCGCTGCGAGTCCTGGGCGATGCGCTTCTGATCAATGCCGGCCTTGACCCAGTCCTTCTGGATGCCGGATTGGAACTCCTTGATGACGGCGCGGCGCAGTTCGCCGGGCATATCGTCGAGAGCGTTGGCGATGACGGAGGATGCGGAATTGTGGGCCATAAGAAAAGGAAAGAGGGGGAGGCCCGGGATGGACCTCCCCCGTTGAAACTAAGACTAGCTCGCGCCGTTGAAGAAGCCAAACCCGCTCGGGTTCTTCACCACGAGACCGGCAATGGCCTCGACGAGGCGGGCAGGGCCGCCGCCGGCGTCGGGCAGATCCTTGACCTGCGGCAGCTTGGCGTAGCGAACCTCGACCATGTCCATCGGGATCACGTAGCCCTTGAAGGCCTGGGCGGACAGGGCAGTGCTGTTTTTACCTCCCAAAAAGGTCGTGGGATGTAAAATTAGCCGGCCAAAGTCCCCTTCAAAAAGATCAATGGATGCCTTAAAAGTATCACTTGACAGATCCTGGTTGAACGTGCGCACCGAGGTCGCAGCAATGGCATTGCTGTTGAGAACCTGAGTCGTGCCCGAGGCAGTCAGGTTGGTGAACGCACGCTTCAGCGTGGTACCCAGGATACAATCGTAGTCGCGGAAGGTGCCGGTGGCGCTGTAGATAGCGGTCAGCACGTTCTGGGCAGTCGCCTCGGTGAACGAAGCGGAGGCCGTGGTGTCGACAGCGCCGGAGGCAGGCAGGAACACCGATCCAGAAGCGCAAGCGCCGATGTTGGAGGCGTTGGTGCTGTTCAACCAGTTACCGAGCGAGCCGGTCAGGTACGGGTTGGTGCCGTTGTCAGCCTGAGCGGCCTGGTTGGTGCACATGAAGGTCGACTCCATGTCGCGCTTGATCTCAACAAGCTTCTTGGCAATGCCGTTGGCCAACTCATCGGTCACACCAGCGACGTCCTGAGTCTCGGCAATGAAACCGATGCGCAGGTCGCGGCGGAAGGCCTGGCCGTAGTTGTTCAAGCGGGTCCGGTTGACCACCGGGTTGGAGGCACTGGCAACGGTCACATCAGTGCCGTCGACAACGCCGGCAAGCACGGGAGCGCCGTAATTGTCGACCTGCCAACTGAACTGCATATTGCCGATGTCACGGCCCTTGGGGGCCATGGACACGAACGGGGTCGACTTGGCGTCGACGATGGCGATGTAGTCCGCCAGATCTTCACGAGCGGACGAGGTGGAAGCGAGCGGCACAGAGCCGCCCTGGTTGGGCTGAAGTAGGGGCATGGTTTAGAGCATCCTTTTGAGTACTTGGGCTAATTCGGTGGTCGTCCCGGACTTTCGGAACTGCGACTTGGCGTTATCCAGGCCGACCTTGGCCGCATCCTTCTTTGCAGGGATTGCGGTGGGGCGACCGGGCTGACTGGGTGCCTTGGCCAGTGGGCGGGTGGCAGACGGCTTGCCCTTGGTGGACTCCTTCTCCAGGCGCAGCTTGCGCCCGGCAATGAAGTCACCGACCAGCACCTGGTACTCCGGCAGTGAGGCAATCTGCGGCAGTTGCCGCAGGACGGCCTGCGCCTCGGTGTACTCGGTAGCTGAACGGTCTTTCCACCATGGGTAGAGCGTCTCGGCGATGGGCTTGATCTGCTGATAGTTCTGCAGGAAGCGAGCGCGGTTTGGGATGTGCAGGTCGATGGCGTCTTCTACACGCCGCTTGATCTGCTTCACGTCCTCCGCGCTGTACTCCTTGCCCTCTACTTCGCAGCCATCAATGTTGTCCTCGCACCACCGTTTCAGATTCCGGGCCTTGCTCCACTCATCGTTGAGCTTCGACACTTCCCAGACATCGGCAAACGGGTCTGCAGCGGACTGCACCGCGGTCGGCCTGTCGTTGGTCTGCTCCAGCTTGGTCTTGGCGTCGTTGAGCTCCCGCTCGAGCGCCTCGGCCTTCTCCAGCGCCTCTTTCTTCTGGCGCGTGAGCTTGTCGATGCGTTTGCGGTAGCCCAGCGAATCCTCGTCGCTGTTCTCTTCGGTCTCGGAAAGAACCTCCTGATCAGGCGACTCGGCCTGATCGTCCGTTTGTTCTGCGGTCGGCTCCGCATCCTCGGCCTGATCGTCCGCAATAGCGGCTTCCGGCTCCGGCGCTTGTCGCTCGACGGCTGACGCCTTGTCTTCCTCCCCGCTGAATCGTGTCTTCAGTAGCTTCGCCAACGCCGATTCGTCGAACTGCATCGGGTTGATTGGGGGCTGTGCCGTGTTTTGGGCAGGTTTCGCTTCCTGTGTATTCGTCGGGATGTCCATGCTTTTAGACCCTGCAAGCCGGGTATGCTGCGCCAGGGTTATTTAAGGCCAACCAAGAAGCCGTTGTTTGAGTGAGAGCCTAGAATTGACCGGAAGTCAACTCCCTCCCGTTTCTTAACGCACTGATTTGTGCGATGAGATCCTTGATCGCGGCTGCCCGGCCTGAGTTGTAGGCACGGTCCTCCGCAGAAAGTGATGGGATGATGGCGTTGTGCACCTCATCCCGCAGCGTGTCGTCGAGGATTTGGCCCATGGCCTTGAGCACCGGGTGCTCCTCGGACACGGAGAGGGCCTCCGAGAGTTGTTCGTCGGTCAGTTTCATTGGACTCCAAGGCGGCCGGTGATGGCGTTCTGCTGCTGTTGGACGCTGAACTGCAGGTTCTCAATGTACTTCTGCAGGTTGGCCTGAAAGAGCGGGTCCTGCTGGAGCTGGGCCTGATATTTCGGGTTGGATTGCAGAACCTGTTGGCTGAATTGCAGGCGCATGGGTGCGGTGGGGTCGTTCTCCCGGAGCTGGGGAGGATTACCGAGCGACATGAGCGCGATCTCGTCGTTGGTCTCGTTGAACATCTTCTGCGCGGCAGGGCCCTGCTGCATGACCAGCTCGCTCGCGAGGTTGGGGTCGATGGCCCGGAGGGCGACACTGATGAGCTTGGCGCGGTCGATGACGCCGGCGGTGTCGAGGGGCAGAACGAGGGTGCTAATGGCCTTGAGCTTCTCGGTCACGAGGTCGGTGGACAGCTCGCGGATGTCGAATTTGAGCATCACGTCGAAGTCCTGAATGTCGGGAGGCAGCGGGGTGGCCGAGGCTGTGATGCGCTGAATCTCGGCGGGGCCGACGTATTGGAGCGTGAGGGACAGGACCTGGCGGAAGGCCTCGGTCCAGCCGTGCAGCCAGTTGTTGATCAGGCGCTGCTGGCGCATCTGGGTGATGACCGGCGGGACCTTCTCGGTCGGGCGGCCGAAGTAGCGGTCGGTCTGGGCCTCGATGGCCGCGATCAGTTGGAAGGCCACACCGGGCTCGCGGGCGGGCGGCGCCAGGAAGCCGATCTCGCCGCGGCGCAGCACCGGGATCTGGATGGCGGGACCGATCTTCAGGTTGCCGCCGCGGGTTTTGGGGACCTCGATGGGCGGGAGCGTGGCGAGAGACGTGTAGTCGAAGATGGAGTCGCGCTGGGCCTTGACCTCGTGCTGCCAGGTGGAACAGACCTCGGGCACGCCGCGGCTCTCGGTGATCTGGCGGTGGATGAGCTCGGAGCGCCAGATAACGAAAGGATACTGGCCGTGCGTGTAGTCCAGCAGGTCGAAGTAGCCCCACTTGTCGCCGACCTGGGGGCTGAAGACGGTGTAGAACACGCCGGGGATGCCGTCTGAGTCGACTGCTTTCTGGTAGGCATAGACCACCTCGATCAGATTCTCGCGGTCGAGGATGGAGTTCTCGGCAATGCCGACGGCGC